GACCAACGGCATCTCGACCGCTTACCAAACCGCTCACTAACAACTAAAGAAGGGGAACCATGCCTGCGATTAACCTGCCAAACGGTGCATCTGCCATCATCAAGACCAAGGACGAAGTGAGCGAGCGCACAACTCGCCAAATCTCCCGGGCGTACATGAAGGCGGCTGGCACGGCTGCGAAGTTGTCCAACCTTGGCTTCAACGAGAAAGACCCGACAACGTGGTCGGTGTTCGCTGAAATCTCGGACGAAGACCAAGCCAACCTCGACGGCTACCAAGCGGCGCTAATCGTGGGCATGGTCAAGTCGTGGTCACTCGGGGAACTACCCACCGAGGACACCGCCCTCGACTTACCCAAGGCGACGTTCGACGAACTCTCTGACGCTTGCGCCAAGGAGTTCAACGGCTCCACAGACTTCGGGCCAGACATTGACCCAAAAGCGGATACCGCCGACTCGCAAAACTAAGGGAAACCCTCAAGGGCAAAGACGCTGACGTTGATGCCGAGGCGTTGAGTTACTTTCGGGAGTATCGCTTTCGCAAGGCGTTCGGCGGTTCGCACGAGGACTACCTAAACCAGCCCCGGGAAGTTACCGAGTGGCTGATGGCTATTGACAACATGGTTGGAGAACTCCGTGGCTGACATTGTGGTTGAGGGCATCCCCGAGTTTGACAAGATGCTTGCCACCTTCGTCGTGGACTCCGACCTCGCCGCTCGAAACATCGTCACCAAGGGCGCACTCATTATCGAGCGCAACGCCAAGTTGGAGTTCCGAGGCCGCCCCGCTGGATCACAACGCACCTCTAAAAAGACCGGGCGTGTCTACTACGCAGGCGCACCCAAGTTCCCTGCCGCACCACCCCAGCCGACCAACCGCACCGGCAACCTGCAAGCCTCTATTCGGATGCAGAAGGTTACGGGGCTAGGCGCTGGGCGCTGGCAGTCCGACACCGGGCCGAGCGTTAAGTACGGCCCCTATGTCAACTTTGGCACCTCACGGGCTAGGGCGTTCCCCTTTATGACAAATGGGTTCAAGAACAGCCTGAAAGAAATCCAAGAACTCGCAGAAACGGAGTGGGCTGCGGCCCAATCCTAAAGGACGCTGACACATGGCAATAGTGCCGCCAATTATCGCCACGCTCATCGCTGACACCAAAGAATACATGGCAAAGATGGACGAGGCGCAGGCCAAGATGGCCGAGTTCGGTGGGGAGTCCTCCAAGGCTTCCGCCCTGTTCTCGTCATCGACCGCCAGCATCGTCGCTGGTGCGGCTGGTGTCGGTGTCGCCATTGGCGCTTATGCCGTAGACGCTGCGATGAAGTTCAACGAGCAGATGGACAAGGTTCGGTTCCAAGCCGGGCTGACCGAGGAACAGACAAAGGCGCTCGGCAATTCCATTCTTAACATCTCCGCTTCGCTGGGTGTTGCCACCAGTGATCTAGCCTCCGGTGCGCTCACCATTGAGCAGGCCGGACTTCGTGGCGCAGCCGCAACCAAGTTGCTGAACGACGCTGCCAAGGCTTCGATTATTACCAACGCCTCGGTCGCTGACAGCACCAAGGCCATCGTCGCAGCACAGACGTTACAAATCGCTAAGGGCATGGACGTTACCAAACTGACCGGCATCTTGGTCAAGGGGTCGCAAGACTTCGTTGGTGGCCTCTCTGCCGAGGAACAGATGTTGCAAGGCCGTGTTGGTGTGGCCTTGTCTAACTACGGGCTGAAACTACAGACCGTCATCGCTTTGGGTTCGGAGTTCGCAAAGGTGAGCCTGCCGACTCGAAGCATCTCCTCTTTCGCCAATGCCCTTGGCAACCTCGAAAAGCCCCTGACGGACTCGAAGGGCAAACTTACGTCCTACGCCCAAGGCATTGACCGGGCCGGGTTGTCGCTGAACAAGTTGGTCTCGGACGCTCGCACCGGCAACATCGTCGGCATCTTGACCCAAATCAAGGAAACCGCCGCCCAGACCGGACAGCCGTTGAGCCAAGTCGCCAATGCCGTGTTCGGAACGTCTGCTGGATCTGCGGCCTCGGTTCTCATCAAGAACTTGCAACAGGTCGCCCAACTCCAAGCCCAACTGTCGGGCGCTGGCGCTGGGTCGCTCGCCAACCAAACGCAGGCGGCGATTAACACGCCAGCCCAGCAAATCAAAATCTTTGAGCAGTCGCTTAACAAGGCGATGGTCAACCTTGGCACCGTTGCTTTGCCGTGGGTCATCACCGGAGTCAAGTTCGGCACGAAGGCCCTTAGCGACATTGAGAGCTTCTTTAACAGCAGTGGTTGGGGAGAACTCATCACCGGCAAGAACCGCACGGGCGCAAAGGTCGGTCGTGGTCAGGGTGTCAAGGACATTGCCGGAAGCCTTTGGAACAGCATTGTCTCGACGGTGGAAGGCGTTGGTCAGGCGCTATGGCACAACAACTTTAACCAGTTGACCAAGACGCACCAGATACCGGGCTTCCTTTACTACAACACGGGAACCAACACTCCGGCAACCTCTAAGACGCTGACGGTGAACAACAAGCACCACTTCAAGTAAGGGTAGAAATGGCATCCTACGACCAGCCGCTAGACGGCAACATCGTAATTAACAACGACATTGACATTGACCTCACGGCGCTGGCTGACGCATTGGTTGCCAACCCTGACTTCATCAACAAGTTACGAGCAGCCCTGTTGAAAGACGCTCGCAAGCTCGGCAACTCTCTGGGCCAGTACGCCCAAGCCACCAACCCGACCGCCGCTAACCCCGTGCGGAGGATCCAATGACACTGGCATCCCTCCCGGTTATCAGCGTTGGCGTGGCCTTCAGCCCGACAAACATCCAAGCCGCACCCTCGTCGCAGACCTTCACGGATGTCACCCAGTACGTCCGAGACTTCACGACCAAAATGGGAACCCAGCACATGCTCGACCGCATCGAGGCTGGCACCATCCAATTCACCCTCGACAACCGCTCGGGCTACTTCTCCCAGACCGGCACCGTCTTGAACACCCGTCTGCCCGTCATCGTGACGGCGACGTGGAGTGGCACGACCTACCCAATCTTCTACGGACTCACCGAGGCTGTCACCGAGCGCATCACCGACGCTCTGAACGTTGACCTTGACGTGACGGCAACCGACCTGATGAAGATGCTTTCCCTGCGCTACCTGCAGGTTCCGAACTTCTGGGCGACCTACGCCAACGTCAGTTCGACAGCCGCTTGGTATCGTCTCGGCATCACCAAGGTTGCCACCGTCACCGGAGCGTCCAACCCGGGAACCGGCACCGTCACCTACCAAGCCGTCAACAATTTCAACGTGGGCGACATCGTAACGGTGACTGGCTTGTCCATCCCTACTGGCACGTCTTACCCCAGCCTCAACGTGGTCAACGGCACGGTCAGCGTCGTCGGCCCCAAGAACTCCGCAGGCTATGCCCAGTATTTTGAGATTGGCGGCTTCACGTCCGTCACGGCGTACTCGGCAGGTTCCGGCACGGCAGTCCTCAATGACCTGTACGACAGCAAGAACAACGTCAACTACACGAGCAACCTGACCGGCTCAATCGCCTTCCCCAACTACGGTGCGCTTATTTACGACATGAACACCTGCATTGACTTGACGGACGGCACGAACACCGCCTCGGGTGCGGTCACTATCCCCATGGGGAGCCTCTCCTACGGTAGCGCATCCACCAATGGCTTAGATTTCTGGGTACTTGGTCAGGGGATGCAGGGCAGCCAAATCGTCAGCATCGGGGCAAGCGTTGGTGGCAATGCCATTACGTTCTTTTTGACCGTTAACTCCGAGGGCCAACTTAACGCTGGTTACACGCCCTACGGTGGGTCTTTCACCCCGGTAGTGCCGTCCAACCCCCACACGGTTGCAGACGGCTTCTGGCACCATGTCGGCCTAGTCCTCGTTGGTACGACGATGTATTACTACGTTGACGGCGACTTCCAAGTTCTCTATTTCGGCGTAGATGCCGCCTCGGTCTTTGACGGTGGCAACATCGGCAACGGACTGGCTGGCGAATACGAACTCGCCGCCTACATTGACGAGGCCGTGGCGCTCAACTCAAGCGCCAACCAGACCGACGTTCTCAACCGCTACAAGGCCGGGTCGCTTTTGCAAATCGGTGGCCTCTCAACCGCCGACATGATTGCCGAAGTGCTTTGCCTTGCAGGGTTCGGCTACGTCGCAAGCGGCGCAGTGGTCGTCCCCAACTATTACGTCTCGCCCCAACTCGGCACGGTCAACGCTTGGTCGCCCG